CCATACCCTAGTCTTAATGGTGTTGCTGAACACTACGGACTAGAGTCTAAACTAGACGTAGTGTCAGAACAGTACTGGAAGAATGGTATTGATACACCAGACATACCAGAAGATATACTGACTGACTATCTTAAACAAGATGTCAAGCTAACTGAACAGATTTTTATTAAGCAGATGCAAGAACTTAACAACAGACCAGAACTAAAACGATTAGTTAGCTTACACAATCAAGATCTATTAGTATTGCAAGAGATGGAATTTAATGGTATACTATATGATTATGATAAAAGTAAAATACTAGGAGACGAACTTGAAGAACAAATTGCTAGGCTTGATAAATTATTGTACGAATTCCATAATTTTTCTGACTTTAACCCTAATAGCGTGGATCATCTTTCTGCTTTCTTATATGGTGGCACTATTAAATACAGGAGTCAGCATCCTGTTGGACATTACAAAACGGGCGATAGAAAAGGTCAAGTCAAACTACAATGGTTCGACAAAGAACTCGAACTACCCAGACGAATACGACCTTTAAAAGGTACTGAGCTCGCTAAAGAAGGTCTTTACTCTACGGACGAAAAGACCTTACGCTCACTCAAACCTAATGCTGAAGGTCAAAAGATTCTAGATATACTCTTATCCAGAGCTACTCTAGAGAAAAGGAAGTCAACTTACTATCATGGATTATGTAAGCTGATTGATGATAACAACTGGAAGAAAGGAGAAATACACGGACAACTAAACCAATGTGTAGCACGAACAGGTAGGTTATCTAGTAGTAGACCTAACCTACAAAACTTTGACGGAGAGATTAAGTCTCTCTTTACTTCAAGATATTAAGGAGATAGTATGAAAGATAACGATACAAAACTAGCAGACATGCTAACAATAGGACTAATGGCATTAGTATTATTTGCCACAGTCGCAGCTTTAATTGGTAACTGGAAACAAGATATACAACAAGGCTCTGTACAAGAAGCACTTGAGATTGCTAACATTGTAGAATCAGAACCATTACCAGAAATTATTATTCCTGATCCTATTCTACCAAGAGCATTACCACCATTAGTAGAAGGTGGTGAGGTTTACTTTGAGGATCTATAATGTTATTACAGGCAGATGCTAAACAATTAGAGTGGGTAGGTGCAGCCTACCTAAGTCAAGACGACCTAGCCATACAAGAAATCTGGGACGGAACTGACATGCACTCTGATAACCAAGCTAGGTTTGGATTACCATCTAGGCTCATAGCCAAGACATTCGTATTCAGACTTATCTATGGTGGCTCTGCCTACTCATATGCTCATGATCCTAACTTTCGAGATATAGGTAATGAAGCATACTGGCAAAACATCATTGACCAATTTTATAACAAGTATACTAAGTTAAAGGAATGGCACGATGAGATATTGTTCAGAGCAAAGCGTGATAGAAAACTAACTATGCCTACAGGTCGTGTGTATTACTACGAGCCAGAGGTTACGAGCTATGGTGTTAAACACCCACGTACAAAGATACTTAACTATCCAGTGCAAGGCTTAGGAGCAGACTTAATGTCAATTGCTAGGGTTTCATTACGCAACAGGTTACTCAACAAAGAAGGAGTCCGACTAATTAATACAGTCCATGACTCAATTATACTTGACTTTGATCCTAAAGTATGGGATAATAATAGTATAGTTAGCATTGTTGAAAAATGTTTTAACGATGTACCTAGTAACTTTGAAAAGTTATTCGGACATAAATTTAATCTACCCATGAGAGTCGAATGTGAAATTGGACCTACATGGGGTAACATGGAGACCATTAATGGAAATTAATATTATTGATGTAGCATCACCACAAACAAGTACTAATCGTAATGGTAGAGAATACCAGTCAGTCGAAGTAACATACAAAGACGACCAAGGTAGAGTAAGCAGTAAAAAGCTTATGTCATTCTCTAACCCTGAGGTATTTAAAACAGCACAAACATGGGAGAAAGGTGACACAGTAAACATCGCTATGGAAAAAGACGATGCAGGTTACTGGAACTGGACCAAAGTATTAGCTGATGGAGAGGTCGCACCTGCACCTACAAACGCTAGTGCAGGAGGAGCCTCGACATCTGCACCCAGAGCATCAACAGCCAAACCTACCAACAGAGTAACAGGTAGTAACTACGAAACAGAAGAAGAGCGTGCTTTACGACAACGTATGATTGTTCGCCAAAGCTCACTATCTAATGCAGTAGCTACACTAGCAACTCATGGTAGTCCATTGACACCTGATCAAGTTATGGCTTTAGCTGCAAAGTATGAGCAGTTTGTCATGGGTGAAGACTATGTATCTGCTGACAACTTAGCTGACGATGTAATCTTTTAATCATGGAAGCTTTAATTGACCAAGACTTAGTGTGCTTTCGATGTGCTGCAAGTGCAGAGAATGACGACCTAGGTATAGCACTATACAGAGCTAATGAACTGTTTGATCAGATACTTGAGAAGACAGGAGCTAGCTCTTATAGAGCTTTCTTAACAGGCACTAATAACTTTAGGAAACAAATCTATCCTGAGTATAAAGCAAACAGAACAGCTCCAAAGCCTAAGCACCTTGAAGATTTAAGAGCATGGGCTGTTACTGAACTTAATGCTGAGGTAGCAGATGAAGGACTAGAAGCAGATGATATGCTTGGTATCTATCAGAATGATGATACTATCATATGCAGTTTAGATAAGGACTTGTTACAAATACCAGGTAAACACTTCTCTTGGGAGATTAATGGTAAAGGATGGACAAGACCTGATACATTTACTGAGCAATCAGAGTTAGAAGGTCTTCGTCTGTTTTACGAACAGTGTATTAAAGGAGATCGTAGTGACAATATTAAAGGCATTGAAGGCATGGGTGACAAGAAGGCAAAAGTCTTATTAGAACACGCTCAATCAGAAAAAGAAATGATTAACATAGTACGTAATGCCTATGGTAATGATGAAGAGTTCTTAATGAATGCTAGTTGTTTATGGATCCTTCGTAATGATAGACAGAAATACAAGGAACGCTATGCCAACATTCAAGAGCAAGTTTGAAGCAGCAGTATGGAAAGAGCTTCGTAAACATTACAAGTCATGTAAGTACGAACCTGATAAACATGACTACATTCAACCAGTAATACATCGTAAATATATCCCTGACTTTAAGATGGGACCTAATATTTACATAGAAGCTAAGGGCAAACTAGACTTAGCAACAAGACAAAAGATGGTGTGGTTTAAAGAATCTAATCCACATATAACGATAGTCTTTTTATTTATGAACGCAAGCAATAAGATAACTAAACGAAGTAAGACTACATATGCTATGTGGGCAGAAAAGAATGGTTTCTTATGGCTAGACTATAGAGAGGATTGGATAAATGATTTTAAAAAACTTAAGAAAAAACGATGATGGATCTTATGATTTTGACTTTTCCGTATCAGAAGATGAAGCTGAGTTCTTAATGGATTATGCTATACAAGATCTAATTCGACATGGTATCATCAAAGTAGGTGAAGGTGATGCTGAATTACAAATCCAAGGTATGGATGAAGGGAGTACGTTACAATGAAACATTTAGTTATACCAGATTGTCAGGTTAAACCGAATCAATCAGTTAAGTATTTAGAAAACATAGGTAGATATATCGTAGAGAAACTACCAGAGGTCATAGTCTGTATAGGTGACTTTGCTGATATGCCTAGTCTATCTTCATATGATACAGGTAAGAAATCATTTGAAGGTAGAACATACAAAGCAGATGTACGTGCAGTACACAAAGGTATGGAAGCTTTGCTTGGTCCATTACATAAATTCCAAGAGAAGCAACGTAAACTTAAAAAGAAAGTTTACAAGCCTAGAATGATACTAACTCTAGGTAATCATGAGGATCGTATAACACGAGCAGTAGAATATGATCGTAAGTTAGAAGATCTAATCAGTATAGAGGACTTAAATTATGAACAGTATGGTTGGGAAGTGTATGATTTTCTTGACGTGGTTGTGGTTGATGGTATTGCTTACTCTCATTATTTTGCTAGTGGTGTCATGGGCAGACCAGTTACATCAGCACAGGCTTTACTCAACAAAAAACACATGTCATGTTTCGCAGGACATCAACAAGGTAGACAAATTGCTTATGCTAGAAAAGCAGATGGTTCTGAAATCACAGCTATTATAGCAGGTAGTTGTTATGAACATAATGAAGACTATTTAAATATACAAGGTAATCAACATTGGAGAGGCTTCTATGTACT